AAGTCTGTCATAATGATCTCCTTTGTTTTTGTATGGATAAAAATGTAGCACTTTAACGCGATAAGTGGTAGGATATTTATGGATACAAAATTGTACAATCTGTATAATTTTATAATGTATGAATACCTAGAAGAATCAAGGGTTTATGCTGTGTACGACAATTGTGAGAGAGCCTTTAGGGGCAATTTAGGGGCAAAAAAAAATAAAAGATGACCATTCAGTGTGAAAACTGAGTGGTCATTTTTTTTAGTTGATAATTGATATTGTGTCGACAGCCGCATTGTCTTTTTGCTTCATTTTTTTAGTGATATGAATGTAAATAGCTTTTGTTATTTTGTCGTCATGGTGGCCTAGACGGCGGGATATCTGTTCTGCTGACATAGTTTCTGCCAGAATCGATGCGTGTGTGTGCCGCAGCTTGTGCGGAGTTATCTCTCTGCCAATAGCCTCGAAAGATGCTATCTTAAGATGTATGTTATATGTTCCGTAGGACAGATAACTGCCAGTCTTGAGATGCGGTATGAAAAGTGTGCTTTTAATTCCATTTTCAAACATAGCCTCTTTGCGCCATAGCCGCAGCTTTTTGATGAGAGTGAGCAATTCCGGTTGTATATGAATATCTCGAATCGAGTCCTTGGTCTTAGCGGACGTAGCATGCTTAGTAGAGGGATAGTAAGTCTTTGTAATGTGGATGGTCTTAGACTTGATATCCACGTCTGAGTCTTCGAGAGCCACAAGCTCCCCAATCCTCATGCCTGTAAGAATCAGAAAATAGGATATATAGTAGTCCTGCCAGTGGTTATTGTCTATAAAGTAATTAAGTAATTTTGTTATCTCATCATGCTCCAGATATTCATTGCTGATGTCATATACCTCTGGTATTTCGTCGGAGCTCTCTTCGCTGATATAGTCGAGTTTTAATAGTATATCATGATTTGAGTGATAGTCGTTTTTCACCCCCCATTTTAGAGCGAATTTCAGATATTTTATATATCCGTTTATTGTGCTGATTTTTTTACCGGTAGCAAGAAGTTGATCATATATATAGCGGGGAGAAAGTTTGTCAACGAGTACATCATTACCGATAATGTTTACGCAACGGTGTATATAAGATTTCTCAGTCACAATTGTACTTTCTTTCCTTTTGCGCTGTCGCAATGATGCTATGTAAGCATCAGTCAGCTTCCCTAGCGTTGTATCAGATCGGACAGGAGAGAAAGTCTCGGCTTTCTCAATCTTCCCGGCAAGGATCCTTGCCGCCTTGTTTCTGTTCTGAGGTGATGCCTTAGGCATCGTCACAGTGACCTTCTTCACCTTCTCTGTGAGCGGATCTGTGTACCTCTCACAATACTTTACGGTTCCATTTTTTTGTATTTCTGACCACATAATATCAACTCCTATCTAAAAATAGGCATAAAAAATAAGCCTATCAAAAGTGGAAGGCTTATGGTATAATATAGTTTGCGATCACTGTTATTCATAAGCCTTCGGTTTGTGGGTAACTTCCCTCAGGTGTACCCGCACCTGGGGGATTTTTTTATTTTGAACTTTATTTTTTGTCATCAAAATTAGCATACATGGATTGCTTTATATTTTCAATCATCTGTATATTTTGAGGTTCTATATTATTGAAATAAGGGATAAGTGAATCATAGAATTTTGCTGCTTGGTTCAGTTTTCCCTTGGGTGTCTTTAGTGTATCAGCTTTACTATATGTGGCTTGGGCATATCTGTTAATAAAAGCTTGTACAGCATTAAAATGATCTTGTCCAAATTGTGCCAACGCCTGTGATGGTAATGCACCTGAGAATTTTATATATTTCTCACAAACAGATAACTTGTATGTATGATGATATAGCAAGTCCATTCTTGAGAAAAATACATCAGGCTTAATTGTTTCAGAGATAATTCTGACACAATCGTTAGATATTCGTAGGCTGTCTTGAGCAATCTGTTGAGTTGCTGTTTTTAATTGAGCTTTATTCATTAGTAGTTTGCTTGATGGTTTCCCAGTAACAAATGTTTGCCATTCAAGCAGATCCTTTTTTGACGGTCCAAAAAGTGACATATCAACTAGCCCCCCTTTTTTTATTCTATATCATATAAAAGCTCTTATTTGTATGCATTGAATACGTCTATTACAGACTGGTTCACGTCATCATTACTAAACATAAGAACGTAAGGCCCATTGATAGCGGACACAGTAAGACCACTCACGCTATTAGTATCAACTATTTGCTTATACGTATCTGAGTTCATGTCGTACTCATAAACTTCTACATTAGAATCAAGATACTTGAATCCGCCGATTGCTCCGATATATGAGTACATAGTTTCCGATGTTGAACCTGTAACAACTCCTTGATCCAGAAGATACTGAGCAAGACCATCTAATGTACCAGACTGAGCTTCTGTTTCTGAAGTTTCTTCTGATGTGACAGCTTCAGTGGTTTCTTCTTCTGTAGAAGTTGCTGTTGTTGCTTCAGTGGTGGCCTCTGTTGTTACAGTTTCGGTGGTGGAAACAGTAGTAGAATTATCTGCATTACCACATCCGGTAAGAGACAAAGCTAGTGTTGATACAGCCATAATTGTTAATAGTTTCTTTTTCATGAAAATCTCTCCTTCATTATTTTTTATTTAATCCATGCGCATAAACCTCAATAGCATCAGCAGAGCTGTGTTTGTTGAAGTCGTCTCTGGTGATGTGACCTATGGCATGGATGTAGGCATCTTTTAGTTGCTCCTGTGTAAATCTTGAATTGAGAAAGATGGTATATGAGCCGTCATCATTCTCTGTCACAGTTTCCTTTATCTTCGATGATTTCAAATCTATCATCTGGACATTTATATCATAATTCATACAATCATCCCCCTTTACGGCATAATTAAAGTCATAATAACAAAATCAGTGGGATGTATTTTGTACATTACTTCTTTTCTTTATTTTTGAGAGCCATGAGCATGGTGTGAACAGTCTCCAAATCTTCCGGATCTGCATCCCTTGCAGCATCGAAGAGAAGAGAGAGCTGTTTGTTCTCGAATATCTCTTGTGCTTTCTGAGCAGTTTCTTCATCAAAATAGTAAGATGGTTTTGAATCACCTTCAACAATCAGATCCCCAGGTTCAACATGTAAATAATTTGCTATATCTATAATCGTATCGAGTTTTGGCACTCTTGCTCCAGAGCACCAGCCGGATACAGTAGATTTGTCATAACCCAATGCATTCACCATATCGGACTGAGTTTTACCATTAAGATTAAGATAATATTTTAATAATTTTGCGAATTGGTTAGTTCCCATCTCTTTCACACTCCTTTAATATTGATTATACTCATTTTGCGGAATATAGCAATGCAAAAAGTAAAAAAAGTTTGCAAAATGTATTGACAGTTTGCAAAATGCGGAGTATTATTCAAGTATGCTCAATGAAAGGAGATGATAGTTTTTGCTGCCAATTAAAATTAAATTAGCTGCCGTTAGAGTAAATGCAGAGCTTTCACAGCAGGAATTGGCTGATAAAATGGGAGTATCAAGAGCTACTATAGGCAGTTGGGAAAGCTACAATACTAAGATGTCTAAAGCAGATTTGTGTCTCTTTGCAAGCATTTGTGGATTCCCAGAGGAAAATATTTTTTTGCCATATGAGTTTGCAAAATGTGGACTAAACGGATAAGAGAAAGGAGAGGCATGACAACAGAGGAGTTAAACAAAACATTGAAAGCAAATGACCTGAAAGCCATCAAAAAAGAGATGAAGAACGAAAAAATCCTAGAAGAACGAAAAGCCTTCCAGGAGATTTTCCCAGTTTCAGATGATGAAGTGAAGTTCTTTGAACATCTTTACAAGAAGGAACGCAGATACAGAACCGCAATTCTTATCCTAAGCCTAATATGCGTAGGACTATTACTGTTAGTACTGATGTAATTATGGAAACAACTATAGGAGTTACAAACGATGAAAGCATTCCATAAAAAGCTTTATTCCTTTTCCATATAAGATAACGGCCATAATACCAGGTTATAGAATATGTACCATCAGGTATTTGTTCACCTATTTCATTTCTCTGACCAGAGTAGTTGGCTTTAATGAAACGAATTCCGAGTAAATAGTCTTTAGAATCGCCTAAAAACTTTTCGGTTGTTTTCTTTTTGCGTTTGGTAATAAAGAGTTTATATTTTTCTTCCAAATTTAGGGTGACTTTATCGTAATCGTATTCATACATAGAGCGAACCTCCTTAGTTTTTTACCATTGTAACACATAACAAGAAAGGAGATCATAGATGTTCAAAAAGATTAAGAAGAAACTCAAGGAGCCGTACTTCATGGAAGATCTTTGGTGCGATTATATCAGACCTGCAGTGATGGGACTGATAGGAGCAGCCATAGGCATAGCTACAGTAATCTTAATAAGACTGTTATGATGACGGCGCATATCACAGGAAAGGAGATGAGAGCAATGAGCAGAGCAACAGCAGGCCTGCAGGTGACAGGCATTAGCTACATAAAAGCATCACCTTATGTCAGTAAGGCTCAGATGATGCAGATGTTTAGCATATCTCAGAGCACCGCAAGCCGCAGAATATCTGATCTGGATAGATATGTTCAGAATGGCAGATATGGACCATACACAATCTTGGATGGAGCTGGTGTGACATGGGTGAACTACTTAGCATTGGTTGACTATCTGAGATATAAGAAAGAGCTTGATAAGGGCTACAGAGTACCACCATTTGACCCCGGAAAAGTTGCAAAAGCTATTGGATGGGGTGAGATGACATCAGATATGAGGTAACACGAAAAAGCACCTTTGGAATTGCAGTTCCGCCGGTGCAAATAAGAAATAACTCAAGAAAATCATAGCAGAAAAGGGGAAGAAAAGCAATGAAGAGGAAGAACTTAGACACAAAGGCTGTCAAGGCGGTGTGCCTTGCGGCGATGCTGATAATACTGATCATTATGGCATACAACATCATATTTAACACGGCTTTGATTATGGCTCTCCCGGTTGGCAGTCTCATAGCATATTTGCTTGGAACAGTATTCACAGAGCTGGGACTGCTTAACACAGTTGAACAGATGAACAGGATTGAGGATCAGAGAGAAAGTGAACAGCCATGGTAAGTATGAAAGTCCTTGGGAGCCATGAAGAATGGCTCAGGGCAAGAACCAAGATAGGTGGGTCGGATGCATCTGCTATTGTGGGAATGAATCCATATAAAAGCAATGTGGAGCTTTGGAAAGAAAAAGCATATGGAATTGAACCGGTCGATATATCGGATAAGCCATATGTGAAATATGGAACAGAAGCCGAGCCGCTTCTCCGTGGAATGTTCAAACTGGACTATCCGGAATATCAGGTGTGTTATGAAGAAAATAACATCTGGTTCAATGACAAGTATCCGTGGGCGCATGCATCTCTTGATGGCTGGCTCATAGATCAGGATGGCCGTAAAGGCATATGGGAATGTAAGACCACGAATATCTTACAGTCGAGGCAGAAGGAGAAATGGGATCACAGGATCCCGGACAACTACTACATACAGGTCCTACATTACCTGATGGTAACGGAATTTGATTTTGTGGTGCTCAAGGCTCAGCTTAAGTCAGAGTTCAACGGTGATGTGTATCTGCAGACCAGGCACTACAAGATAGAGCGGTCAGAGGTAGAGAAAGACATTCAGTATCTTATTGACGCTGAAAGAGACTTCTGGGAGTGCGTACAGTCAAAGAAAGAACCACCGCTGATACTCCCGGAGATATGAAAGGAAATGGCATGTATTACAACGAATGTCCGCAGTGTGGTGCTTACCTGGATCCAGGCGAACACTGCGACTGTGAGGAAGAGAGACAGCGACAGACAGCACGCATCATGGCAATGGTGCGAGAGAACAAGGAGAGTCACCAGATGGAGCTGGTGCTGAATTAGGAGGTTAACATGGAGACATTTGAACTTAGAATATCACCGATTAAAACAGGTGAGATCAACATCGAGAACTATGATGAAGCCAAGGCTTACATCATGGACAAAGTAGAGACATATAAGAATGCGTATTATTCAGAAGATCAGAAGGGGCTTGCAAAAGATGACAGAGCAAGGCTGAACAAGCTGAAGAAGGCTATATCGGATATGAGAATAACCAAGAAGAAAGAATATCTTGAACCATTTAATGACTTTGAAGAGAAGATGAAAGAGCTTGCAGGCCTTACAGATGAAGCCCTTGAGCAGATAGACTCACAGGTCAAGGCATTTGACGAGAAGCGCAAGGCTGAAAAGCAGAAAGCCATTGAAGAGCTGTTTTCCCAGATAGGTTTTCAGAACTTCGTAACGCTTGAGAAGATACAGGATCCTAAGTGGCTGAATGCGTCTACATCAATGAAGAGTATTGAAGATCAGATGAAGTCTAAGATGTATGAGATCGGCAATGGAGTTCTTACACTTAGCCAGCTCCCGGAGTTTGGCTTTGAGGCTACAGAGGTATTTAAGGAGACATTAGACATTAACAAGGCCATTTCTGAGGCTAAGAGAATGTCAGAGATCGCAAAGGCAAAGGCTGAGGCTGAGGCAAGGAGAAAGGCTGCAGAAGAGGCACGAAAAGCAGCAGAAGAGGCAAGACGAAAGGCTGAAGAAGAACGCAAGGCACAGGAGAGAGCTGCCGAGGAGCAGAGAGCGGCAAAGGCTATGACACCACCAGAGGAGGTACAGCCGACACCAGTACAGGAGTCACAGCCGGAACCACAGAAGATGGTAGTCAAGTTTGAGGTAGGACTTACAACAGAAGATGCAACGGCTCTGAGAGAGTTCTTCCAGAGCAGAAATATAACATTTAGAGCGATTAAGTAGGAGGTAACAAGATGATTAAGTCAGAAATGGGATCAGTATCAATGAGAGGAACAACACCGGTTCTTGTATCGGAGTTGGCATTTATGGTGAAGGGAATGAGAGAATCCTTTGCTAAAGAGTATGGAGAGTCAGCTGCAGAAGAGCTGATAAGCAGAGCAATGGAAGCATCCAGAGCTGAGGGAGACCTTGACGAGATTATGAAGGGGCTTATAAATGATACGTTTGACATATTGTCCAAAGCAAGAAGCAACAGGGACAACACAGTGGAAATGCCACAGGCTCTGAAAGAGGTACTGCGCAAGATGTTAGAAGATACGATTATGCATTAGGAGGATCAAGATGATTGTATTAAACAAAGGTTCAGTACAGTTGGAAGGGTCAACAATAATGCTGATCGCTGAAATGATAACAGCCATAAGCGGAGTGCGATCTATCGTTGAAGAAGATTTTGGAACAGATGTGGCAAATCAGTTTATAGACAAGGCTGTAGAGATTGCAAAGCAGAATAACAGCAAGATTGATATTTTAGAATTGGCAACCGAGTTAGCGGAGGTAGAAAATAATGGCAGTAAATAACAGTTTAGTAGCAAAAAGTAAAGCACAGCAGAATCTGGGAATTACAGAGTATCTTACAAAAGATGCAATCAAGAATCAGATCAACAAGGTGGTTGGTGGAAAGAATGGACAGAGGTTTATATCTGCTATCGTATCAGCATATAATACCAACCCTACACTTCAGGAGTGCACGAATCAGTCGATTCTTTCAGCTGCACTTCTCGGCGAGAGCTTACAGCTTTCACCATCCCCACAGCTCGGACACTATTACATGGTCCCATTCAACAATACAAAGACTGGTGTCAAGGAAGCTCAGTTCCAGATGGGATATAAGGGATATATTCAGCTGGCTATCCGTTCTGGTCAGTATAAGAGACTGAATGTTGTCGCAATCAAGGAAGGGGAGTTGGAATACTTCGACCCACTCAACGAGGATATCAAGGTCAATCTCATGGTTGATGACTGGGACAAGCGTGAAGAGGCTGAGACAATCGGCTACTATGCAATGTTTGAGCTTGTGAACGGATTCAGAAAGACAATGTATTGGAGTAAGGCTCAGATGCTTGCTCATGCGGACAAGTATTCACCGGCATTCTACAAGGACGCTGGAAAGGTCAAGACAAAGTACGGAGAGAAGCAGAGAGTATCATTTGCTGACTATGAAGCCGGTAACTATGATCCTCGTGATTCGTGGATGTATTCATCGTTCTGGTACAAGAATTTTGATGGCATGGCTTACAAGACAATGCTCCGACAGCTGATCAGCAAGTGGGGAGTAATGAGCATAGAACTCCAGAAGGCATTTGAGGGCGACATGGCAACCTTGGACGCTGAGGGACATCCTACATATGTTGAGAACGACAATGATGAGTATGTGGAAACCACAGCAACAGAGATGAATGAACCAGAAGCACAGGCTCCACAGGCAGAGCCACAGGATACTCAGCCAGCACCGGCAGAAAATCCACAGCCAGAGATGAACGCTGCCGAGGCGGCACTATTCGGAAGTTTCAAGTAGAGTAGGTTACATTGACATTACATAATACATCACAAGCACAGTAACGTAATGTCTTAGCATATATCCCTGTTGCTCTTATTTGAGGGTGACAGGGGGAAAGGAGCATTGATGGCTTGGAACAGGTCAAGAGCCAAGTACGGCAACAGGAAGGTTGTTGTAGACGGCATCACATTTGACAGCAAGAAAGAAGCTCAGAGATATACAGAGCTGAAATTGCTTGAGAAAGCTGGCAAAATAACAGGCTTGCAGCTTCAGAGAGAATTTGAACTGATACCGGCTCAGAGAGAGCAGACTAACGAGGCATATACAAAAGGACCTCATAAGGGCGAATACAAGTCAGGCAAACTCATAGAGTGCAAATGCTCATACATAGCAGACTTTGTGTACTGGGATGGAAACAGCCTTGTGGTAGAGGATGCCAAGGGCATGAGAACAAAGGAATACATCATAAAGCGTAAGTTGATGCTTTATAAGTATGGAATCAGAATCAAGGAGGTGTGACATGGGTGGCAGAAGCAAAATGGATAAAGCTGGCAACAGATATATTCACAGATGACAAGATTATGCTTATATCTGCTCTTCCCAAGGGAGATTCAATAATCCTCATATGGATTAAACTGTTGTGCCTTGCGGGACGCATGAATAATAGCGGTGTATTTGCTCAGGGCGGTGTGGCATACACCGCTGATATGCTTGCTACATTGTTTGGCCAGAAGCCAGCCATGGTAAAACAGGCCATAGATATATTTGCAATGTACGGCATGATTGAGATTGTGGATGGAGTGATCACAATTCCAAATTGGGGTAAGTACCAGACGCTTGATCAGCTTGATAATAAAAAGGCTTACATGAAGGATTACATGAGAGATTACAGGGAAAAACAGAAGAGGTTAACAGGTGATGTTAATAATAAGTCTGATGTAAATGGTTGTAAAACTAACTGTAAAACTAACAGTAAAGCTAATGTTAGCCGTACAGATATAGAAATAGATATAGAGAAAGAGAGTAAAAAGAAAAATACAAAAGAAAAAGGCGGGGAGACAGCACCAAAGTCTGAACCAGTGTACAGCGATGATCCAGAGCTTAATGATGCCATAGTAGAGTTCATCAAGTTTCGTAAGGACATCAAGAAGCCTATGAGTGACAGGGCCATAACGCTGATGATGAACGAGCTTGAGTCGCTATCACACGATAAGCATGAACAGGTACAGATTCTCAATCAGTCGATAATGCAGGGATGGACAGGCCTATATGCGCTTAAGGATGACGGTAAGAGCCGAGGACAGCCACGGAACGTGAATCCAAATGGATTTGCAAACTTCAAACAGACAGATCATTCTGAGCAGCTTGGACAGCTTGAGAAGATGCTGGCTGATGAGCTGAATAATAAATAACACACGAAAGGAGCCGAACCTCCGGCCGGGGTAATGCTATAGCGGGTTCCTGAGAAGTGAATGACATACAGAGAGTTTTTAGAGAGCAAGATAGAGCTTGCTACTGACAGCGGCTTTGAGGTCGATAAGAGCCGCATAAATAAAGCCCTAAAGCCACATCAGAGTGATGCGGTGGCATGGGCGCTGAAGGGTGGACGTAGAGCCTTGTTTGAGTCGTTCGGACTTGGCAAGACTGCACAGGAAATTGAATTCTGTCATCAGGCAGCAGAGCATACCGGCGGTAGAGCGTTGATAGTATTACCGCTTGGAGTTAAACAGGAGTTTACAAGGGATGCTGTGGAGCTCCTGGGCTATGAGAAGCCTGAATATTGCCGAACCATGGAAGAGGTTGAGGCAAGCACTAGTCAGATCGTTCTGACGAACTATGAGAGAGTGAGAGACGGAGATATAGATCCATCGTATTTTGTGGCAACCTCACTTGATGAAGCATCCGTGCTTAGATCATTTGGATCTAAGACATACCAGACGTTCCTTGACAAGTTCAAAAATGTACCTTACAAGCTCGTAGCGACCGCTACACCATCACCGAACAAGTACAAGGAGCTTATACACTATGCTGGATATCTTGAAGTCATGGACACAGGACAGGCACTTACAAGGTTCTTTCAAAGGGATTCAACCAAGGCAAATAACCTGACACTGTACCCAAACATGGAAGATGAGTTCTGGCTGTGGGTTTCCAGTTGGGCATTGTTCATCACAAAGCCATCGGATCTCAATCCAGATTATTCCGATGATGGTTATGTACTCCCGCCATTGGATGTGAGGTGGCACGAAATACCGATACACTACGGAGATTCAGTTGACAGGGACGGCCAGATGGAGCTTTTCACTCAGGCTAGTACAGGACTTAAAGAAGCCGCAAAGATCAAGCGTGAGAGCATAGATGCCAGAGTCGAGAAGATGAAGGAGATAGTTGATAGCTCTCCGGAGGATCATTTCATTCTGTGGCACGATCAGGAAGCAGAGAGACACGCTATTAAGAAAGCTCTGCCGGAGACAGTGGACATATACGGATCCATGGACTACGACCTTAGGGAGCAGAGAGTCATAGACTTCAGCAATGGCAAGACAAGGCTATTTGCCACCAAGAAGTCAATCAGTGGTTCAGGATGTAACTTCCAGCGGTTTTGTCACCGGGAGATATTTGTTGGCATTGACTATGAGTTCAATGACTTCATACAGGCTGTGCACAGGTGTTACAGGTTCCTGCAGCATGACACAGTAGTTATAGACATCATCTACATGGAGAATGAGCGGGAGATCAAGGATGCACTGATCGAGAAGTGGAAGAATCATAATCACATGGTCAAGAAGATGATCGAGATCGTGAAGAAATATGGCCTTGATTCGGCAAACAAGACGGAGAGATTGGAAAGGAAGATGGGCGTGGAAGGCACAAGAGAAGAGAGAACGGTAAGAGGCAAGCATTATGAGGCTGTGTATGGCGACTGTGTGGAAGAGACAAGGGCAATGGAGAGCAACAGTGTTGATTTGATACATACGTCGATACCGTTCGGCAATCACTACGAGTATTCAGCCAATTATAACGATTTTGGACACAATCAGGATACGGAGAGGTTCTTTGAACAGATGGACTTCCTGACACCGGAACTTTTGAGGGTGCTGAAGCCGGGAAGAGTGGCGGCCATCCACGTTAAGGATAGAGTGCTGTTTGGAAATGCAACAGGCACAGGCATGCCGACTATTGAGCCATTCCACGCTGACTGCATAGAACACTATATGCGTCATGGCTTCCAGTATTTTGGGATGATCACAGTGGTTACGGATGTTGTAAGAGAGAACAACCAGACATACCGGCTCGGATGGACTGAGCAGTGCAAGGATGGCACCAAGATGGGTGTGGGATGTCCGGAATACATTTTGTTGTTCCGCAAGCTGCCAACAGACCACAGTAAGGCATACGCTGATGATCCGGTTACAAAGTCCAAGGATGAGTACACAAGAGCACAGTGGCAGATAGATGCTCATGGATACTGGAGAAGTTCAGGAGACAGGCTGATAAGCAAAGAGGAGCTTGAGGGTGTATCTGTGGACAACTTACAAAGAGTGTACAGGCAGTACAGCAGAGAGCACATATACAACTATGAGGAGCATGTGGCACTTGCAAAGTATCTTGATACTGACGGCAGACTTCCAGCTACATTCATGGTGGTAGCTCCGGGATCTTGGAATCAGATTGAGGTATGGGATGACATAAACAGGATGAGGACGCTCAACACGACGCAGAGCAGACGAAGGGCAACGATGCATGTGTGCCCGCTGCAGCTTGATATTGTTGAGAGGATTATCAACAGATACAGCAATCCGGGAGATGTGGTATATGATCCGTTCGGTGGTCTTATGACTGTACCGATGATGGCGGTCAAGATGCACAGATTTGGTAAGGGATGTGAGCTCAATCCGGATTACTTCAGAGATGGTGTTGGTTATCTGCAGTCTGAGGAGAATGAGGTTGATTCACCGACATTGTTTGACTTTCTGGAGGTGGGCGACGATGGAAAATGATTTGGTTACTCGTATATTTGGCGAGGATGGAGAGCTTGACATTGATAAGCCAGATGAGGGGCTTGCTGAGTACAAGAAACGTAAGAAAGAAGCAAGAGACAGAATGATAATGCTACAGAACCAGCCGTATGAAGTTAAGGTGCGGCGTTCCAGGCTTAGAGCCGAAGAGTTCATGGAGCAGATGCGGATACGAGACAAAACGGCTCATGTGAGCGTTGGCGGTCTTGACAGTATTACACTACACGTATTTCTGAAGTCGATAGGGATCAATGTTCCAGCGGTCTCGGTTTCGTCTCTGGAAGATAAGAGTATACAGCGGGTACATAAAGCTCTTGGAGTGACAATCCTGAACCCGCTCAAGACAAAAGTTGAGGTACTCAATGAGGTTGGGTTCCCGGTTATCAGCAAGAGGATAGCGGGCAAGATAGCACTGCTTCAGAATCCGACAGAAATGCACCAACTCAGAGAAGCATGGACATGGGATTATTCGAGGTAAAAATCAGCACTGTTGTTAATTCTGATGGATCAGTCAGGGAGACAAGAACAACAAAGGTAACAGGCAAGGGACAGCAGTATTTCATCAACAAGTTTCTTGCTGAGTAAAAGGAGAAAACAAATGAAAATGACGAATTTTGAAATAGACGCTGTATACAACACCATCTGCCGACCGGGGCGGGTGGTGAAGATCCTCACAAAAGGTGGGAAAGAGGAGAATGTCCCTATAAGGGTTTGGAAGTGCTGGACAATCATCAAGGTATATGAGCACCATGTGCTGATGCAAAGCGAACAGGGCTACCATGAGAGCTTCAGCAACACAGACATAAGAGAGATGATCAGGAAGGGGGAAATACGATGGAGATAGTACCAGAGAGAGCAGGAGGCTGCGAAAACTGCAAATACAGAGCCATGGATGAGACACAGGAACCATGCGCACACTGTACTAAGAACGCTGTGGACAACTATGAACCGATGACCAACGGCGACTACATCCGGTCGCTCAGTGATGCGGATCTTGCGCAGATAATCATATGTCCGAATGAGATAGGGTTTGATGGCAATAAATGCACAGGGCATTGTTGTGAGTGTACCCGCAGATGGCTTGAGGCGGAAAGGAAGGTTGAGGAGTGATGAGGTTAATTAGTCAGAAAGGCTGGGGCTATGTAGATGTTGAGTATGAAAATGGAACTATCACTATGCATTATAAGAGTGAAGGAACAAGAATAATATACAGTTGTGATAACAATTCAGAAAAATCTACAATTATGGCTGAATATAGTTCTATGGAAAAGGCAGAAAAGGTACTGGAAGATATGACGAAGGTGTATGGAAGTTACATATCTTGTAACGGCGGTCCAGGAATCCTACAGGGTAGTGGCTATCAGCAGGCATTCTGTTTCACACCACCGAAGGTGTTCCGGTTTCCGGCAGATGATGAAGTGGAGGTGTAAGGATGGCACAGATTCCAAATGAGATCAAACAGTATGCTGTAAGCACATACCCAGCTACCTGGGTGCTTAAATTCATAAACGAGTGGAACGCGGCTGTGGCAAGGCTGAGAAGATAGGAGTGTGGGAATATGGAAGAGAGAGAAGCAATAGCCAAATTAAAGGGAACAACAGATTATAGATATTCACATTATGCCTATGTGAATGATACCGGAAAGGCATTTGATATGGCGATAAAGGCACTTGAGAAACAAGGACTAGAGAAACGTAAGTCAGAGAAATCAATGAGAATTGAGGCAAAAAAACTTATTGAGGAGCATCCAACAGTCTACGATGTGGACAAGGCTGTTTCAGAGCTGCAGGACAAGTCATTTGAAAGGTACGGCAATCAGGGCATGGGCGGAGAGCTGGTGGTTAATTTTGATGATGCTATGGAGATCGTGAAGAGAGGTGGAGTGGATGAAAGATAGATGTCTATTCAAGGCGAAAATTTGTAATGGAGAGTGGGTTGCAGGATTTTTGCATTGCAAAAATGATAAATGGTATATCAGCAATAAAGCAGGTTCGCCATTTGCATTTGAAGTGCGACCAGATACTATCTGTCAGTGCACAGGCTTGAAGGATAAGAACGGCAAGCTGATATGGGAAGGTGACATTATTTTGTTCCAACGAGATAATGATGATTGTCCATTCCCGGACAAAGATACAAAGAAAAGACTTGGAAAAGTATTTTATAAAGATTTTAGGACAACTTTTGCTATCGGAATGGGAGAGAGTGGAAGTGGGTCTTTGAATGATGATTTATGGAAATATGTTCAAAACGGAAATCGAGTTGAAGTTATTGGCAACATATTTGATAATCCAGAATTGATAAAGGAGAGGTGATACATAATGGCATATGCAGGCAAATGCGATAGATGCGGCGGGTTCTATGACCTGCCGTTTGAACACGGAGCGGCGATAAGGGCAAGGATGGTTGATGTGTTCGATGATCCAGTAGAGACAAAGGATCTATGCCCAGACTGTCTGGAAGAACTACGAGATTTCCTTGATGGGGCACAGCTCAATGATCCGGGAGTGATAGAGAATAAGGGACAGATAGGATTCAGAATGAAGATGGATCCTGACAACCATTTGATGAACAGATTCATGCGGAAGGAGTAGAAGTATGGCGAAATCAGATAGAAAACTACACGAAGCAAGAATGGCGGGTGCTGCATGGCTTATGAATGTCATCAAGACACAGGGCATGGAAGCAGCAGAGAAAGAACTCAAGGCCAGAGGAGCCATGTTTGTTCCGCTTGAGGTCAACCAGAAGCAGCTTGATGAGTCAGTATATAAGATCAAGTTAAATACGATAGACACAATCCTGATTATGTCCTGTATGGTCTTACGTGATGAGTTCGATTTTGGACAGAAGAGGCTTGATAGGTTCTGTGAAAGATTTAATTCAAAGACAGAGGCTATATGTGATGGGGATATCATATGGGATGATTTGATAGAAACGTTGAAAGAAGAAACAGGCTTGGAGTTCACTATCCGGGAGAACAAGTAGGAGGTGAGGCAGTGAAAGCAAAAGAGTATTTAAGCCAGGTTAAAATGCTTGAAGATCACATGGACAGATTAAGCAATGAATACTTCAAAATGAAAGCGATAGCGATGAATCCGGGTGGATTTGACTATTCAAAGGAAAGAGTACAGACCAGTGCCGTGGCAGATACTATGAGCCGTACAGTTGGAAAGTATGTTGATCTTGAAACTGAGATGAACGAATGTAGAAAAACATTTGAAGATTTCCGAAATAAAGCAGTTCACCAGATGTGTCAGCTGTATAACACAAAACATACAGAGATATTATATCAAAGATATATAAACTATAAGTCATTGAAAACAATCGCAGACGAAATGGGATACTCTTACGATTGGGTGAGACATGCTCATGGGTGGGCTCTGCAAGAATTTCAAATGATATGGAATGATTATTTAAAATCTGACACATTCAAAACACATTAAAAGCACAGACACAACACATGGTTTTAGTGTAATATAGACCGTGAAATATTGATTCATAAGGGACATGACCGTTTGCCATTTCGGTTGTGTCCCTTTTCTTATGCCCAGTGGAAAATGTAAACTCCTAAATCGTAAAATGTGAACATGTCGTTATTGATTCTCTCCCCCACTGGGCTATTTTGTTTGAGGTGTGAGATATGAGTAAGATTAAAAGGTTTGAGGTCGTGAGACCTGAATATAGTTTTGAATACATACATCCGATACTTGGCAGGCTGGCTTTACCAATAGCCATGATAAAGGTGATGGTTAAGTGCACTAAGATATACAAATTTCAGCCAACTATAAATTGGGGTGGAGAGGTAAAGAATGTATGTAAACCGCTGTACAAGATTGTGATCCCGAAGAGAGTGAGAAAGAAACAGAAGTAATAGAGAGAAGGTGTGACATTATGGCTAAACTTACAGCTAAACAGCAGAGATTCTGTGATGAATACTTGATTGACCTTAATGCCACACAGGCAGCTATAAGGGCAGGGTATTCACCGAAAACAGCCGCACAAGCAGCAGCAAGGTTGTTAACAAATGTTAAGGTGCAGGAATATATAGCAAAACGCATGGCAGAAAAAGAAAAAGCGTTGATTGCCGATCAAGATGAGGTGTTAAAGTATCTCACAGCAACCATGAGACGAGAAAAGAAAGAATGCATTGTTGTAACGACCAGTGAAGAACGTTCGATGTATGCTCCAGATGATAACGGCACAATGAGAAAACAGACAGTCAAGAAAGAGACACCACAGATCGTGGAGATACCAGCAAGGCTGTCGGATGCCAATAAGGCAGCGGAGCTCCTTGGTAAAGCATATGGCTTATATACTGAGAAGGTAGAGGCTGATGTAGATATGGACCTCAACATCAATATCGACTACGGCGATGATGACGATACCGGCGGTGGTGGTGCTGATTGAATATTGACGTAAAAGCAAATCCGGGATTCAAGAAAGTAGATCGGAGCAAAAAACGATATATCGTGATGAAAGGCTCTGCCGGATCTGGGAAGAGTGTTGACACAGCGCAGAACTACATCCTGCGGCTGATGGAGGATAAGGGCAGGAACCTTGTATGTGTCCGTAAATCAGATATCACGAACAGAGACAGCACCTATGCAGAGCTTACAGGTGCCGTGTATCGGATGTTTGGAGATAAGGCGGAGCGATATTGGAAGATGACCACATCGCCGCTCTCGCTTGAATGCCGAGCGAATGGCAACCGCATTATATTCCGTGGGATGAATGATGATAAGCAACGAGAGAAGCTTAAGTCAATCACATTCCAGAAGGGAAAGCTCACGGATGTGTGGTGCGAAGAAGCAACAGAGCTGACGCAGGCAGATCTGGAAATTATAGATGATAGATTACGTGGAGAGCTGCCACCAGGGCAGTTTTACCAGATAAGAATGACCTTCAATCCAGTAAATAAGAATCACTGGATAAAGAAGGTCTTTTTTGATAGATACGATCCCGATGTACTGACGCATCACAGTACATACCTGGGGAATCGTTTCATCGATGCGGCATATCACCGCCGTATGGAGCGTAGAAAGGAAGTAGATCCGGAAGGTTACAAGATATATGGCTTGGGTGAATGGGGTGAGATAGGCGGCCTCATCCTGCACAACTGGGAAGTTGCTGAGGTATCTCAGAACCTTAATGACTATGACGATATAGCAATAGGACAAGACTTTGGATTCAACCATGCCAATGCCATCCTCCTTCTGGGTATCAAGGATGATGATATATACATCCTAGATGAGATATATGTGCATGAGAAAGAGACGGCGGAGATTATTCCACTGGCGATTCAACATGCTATACCAACGAATAAGACAATGTGGTGTGATTCCGCAGAACCAGACAGGATCAAAACATGGAAGGGTGCTGGTTATCGTGCAAAGGGCGTTGACAAGGGCGGTTCTGCTGGATCTGTCAAGGCTCAGATAGACTGGCTCAAAGGTGTGGTCGATAAGAATCACATTATACGACGAAGAATATATGTTGCTCCTCATTGCGTGAATACTATCAAGGAGCTACAACAGTGGAAATGGAAAAAAGATGAAAAGACAGGCGAATATCTTGATGAGCCTGTACCGGTGATGGACGATGCAATGGCAGCTCTTAGGTACGGCATTGAGGGATGGCGTAAGCCTCGTTCATGGCTGTTTTAAATTGACATGAAGGAGATGGAAGAATGCTAACCCCTGACGAGATAAAAGAATTGATAGACAGTGATCGTACATCAGAAAAAAAGCAGTTTGCCCGGACAGGCGAAAGATACTATGACGGCGATCATGACATAAAGAAGTATAGAATGTTTTACTACAATGCGGACGGCGAACTGGTAGAGGACAAGACCAGAAGCAACGTGAAGATATCGCATCCGTTCTTCACAGAGCTGGTTGACCAATGCACCCAGTACATCCTATCAGGGGATGGCATCGTAAAGTCCAACGACCCTGAGCTGCAGAAACACATGGACAAGTATTTTAACAACAATGATGAGTTCATGTCTGAGCTTTCTGACACTATCACAGATATGCAGGTCAAAGGCTTTGCGTATATGTACGCGTACAAGAATGCCAAGGACATGATGTCATTTGCAGATGCTGACAGTATCGGAGTTATTGAGGTAAGAGCTAAGGACACAGATGATGGCTGTGCATACACGATTTACCACTATACGGACAGGATAGACAAAGGGCACAAGACTATTGAGAGAATACAGGTCTGGGATGATAAGCAGACATATTATTATGTCCAGGTTGATAATGGGGCGGTGGTGTTAGATGATACTGAACCAATCAACCCAAAGCCTCATGTACTTTACACAAAGAATAATGGAGATAAGGCCACCTACTTTGATGGATTTGGCTATATTCCATTCTTCCGGCTGGATAACAACAAGAAGCAGTTTTCAAGCCTCAAGCCTGTAAAGCCACTCATAGATGACTATGACCTGATGGCTTCCAGCCTGTCCAACAACCTCATAGACTTTGATTCCCCACTATATGCTATCAAAGGCTTTCAGGGAGACAACCTGAATGAGCTTCAGACAAACCTCAAAACAAAGAAGATCATAGGTATAGGTGAGGATGGTGACGTAGATGTCAAGACTGTTGATGTACCATATCAGGCACGACAGGCAAAACTGGAGCTTGATGAAAAGAATATATACAGGTTCGGCATGGGGCTGAATACCGCCGGACTCAAGGACACATCAGCCACTACGAATATAGCCATCAAGGCGGCTTATTCTCTCCTTGACCTTAAGGCAAAAAAGATAGAGAAAGCTCTTAGAAAGTTCTTGAGGAGGATAGTAGAGATTGTCATTGACGAGATCAACAAGGCTGAGAACAAGGCATATAAGGCCGAGGATGTTTATTTTGAGTTCGCTCATGAGATTATGAGCAATGCACAGGAAAATGCACAGATAGAACTTACAGAGGCTCAGGTAAGGCAGACAGAGATCAATACAATACTTAATGTTGCAAGCATACTTAATGATGAGACGATTATCAAAGCTATCTGTGATTGGCTTGATATTGATTATGAGGAGATCAAGGACAAGCTGCCTAAGAATGAGGAGGAGAACACGAAAGAGACTCAGAAGGTGCTTGATAACATCAATACAGATGGCGAGAACGGAGGTGGAGCAGATGGAAAATAAAAGATACAAGATAGATTTAGATACAAGAGCGGTGAAGATGCCGGCTGGCGAGGTCATCGGTGTATATCATGACAAAGATGTAAACCGGCTGACATTTGAAGTGACGGCAGCGTATAAGGGCATAGATCTCACTGAATATCAGATATCAATCAACTATGTGAATGAAGAAGAGCAGAAAGATGTGTATTTTATAGAGAATTATACACTCTCTGATGATGCAAGCATTATAACCTTTGATTGGCTTGTTGGTGCTACTGCATGTACAGTGCCGGGCAATGTCGGCTTCACTGTATGCTTCAAGAAGCTTGATAGTGAGGGTAACATCATCAACGAGATCAACACCAAACTCACAAGAATGAAGGTCCTTGAGGGCTGTGAGGTAGTTGAGAGCGAGATTGAAGAACGGTATATGACAGATCTTGCAGGACAGCTTTACAAGGAGATGGAAGAAGTAAAAAAATCTGTCAGTGATGGCAAGTCAAAGGTCGCCAGCGCTATCACTGAAAAGGGGGTAAGCACAGAGGCGACAGATGCATTTGACACAATGGCAGAGCACATACGAAAAATACCAAGCGGCGGAAATTTTGGTATGATCGTCAATACATCACCTTACACACATCCTTATGGATATGCAACAAATATATATGGCGTACTGCCAGCAGAAACGGAGGTTAGTTGATGGGATATACTGTACAAAGAATAAGACTGGGGAAAAAAGAGGCGGATTCAACGTTTTACAATGCGGATGTAAATGACGTAAAAATGCAGGAGATTGCGTCAGCGTTAGGAATGAAACTTAATATTGTAGAGTCTAACACTACGTGGATATTATACATGGGAGATGATGAGCACAACACAACAGGTTTTAAGTTTAGTCTTTCTGGAGCTAATCTGATTATGACAACTGTGATTCAGGGGGCTACTCCGTCCACATCTACATATTGTTATTCGTATAACATTAGTTTGACTAGATCAGCCAATAGTGGTGCGGCTAATGCATTTTTGCATTTTGTATCATGCAAAGAAGGAGTGGTATTCGGAATTGGAATATTCAGTGAGGGATCTAACATTACTGATCTATTACATATCGTATTGCCTGCAAAAGATCTAAAAACAAATGAAGATAGAATAGCTTATATGTCATTCACTTCTGCTAGGTACATCATTTATTCTGATGTGGATGAGGCATCTCATTATGCTCAGGCATGGAGTCAAGATAGCAACATACATGACGTGGTAAGTCTTGCTCAATATGTGTATCCTGCAGGGTATCTCGCTATTCCATCAGCATACTATATATTAGCTGGGCCAGATGTTGCATCAGGTGCTTCTGGTGAAAGTTTTATTATAAATGACCAAGAGTATTTCATTCCAGGCAATACAAGTTCAATTTGGAGAATAGCAATAGAGCTACCAAAATCAGAAGAGAGTTAACATATGAATAAAGCACAAAAGCAAGTAACTAAAGCTCAACTGAATAGAGAAAAGCAGGCAATCAAAGAACTCAAACAGGTATATCAGCGGGCATTGAGAGATTGTGAGCAGAAGATAAGAGAGCTTTCAGAACGAACTGATATGGAGAATCTGCAGAGCATCATCTATCAGAAACAGTATCAGGAGGCTTTGAAAGCGCAGCTTGAGGGTGTTCTGAGTAACCTGCAGTCTAACTCATATGCAACTGTGTCTGACTACCTGACGAAGTGCTATAGAGACGGATACACAGGTGTCATGTATGACCTGCAAAAGACAGGCATCCCAATCATCATGCCGATAGATCAGGCGGCAGTTGTGAGAGCTATTCAGACGGACAGCAAGCTCAGTAAGTCGCTCTACGACAAAATGGGCGAGGATGTGACATACCTCAAGAAAGCGGTCAGAGCAGAGGTATCAAGAGGCATTGCAAATGGCTCAACGTGGAATGAGGTGGCTGGTAAGCTCTCAAGACACATGGCAAATACTCCATTTCAGAAGGCTTATAACAACTCTATCCGCATTGCGAGGACTGAAGGGCATCGTATACAGGTACAGTCAGCGCTGGACGCTATGTATATTGCAAAAAGCAAAGGGGCAGATGTATTGAAACAGTGGGATGCCACTCTTGACGGAGCAACGAGAGAACATCATCAGATGCTTGATGGACAGATCCGGGAAGTCGATGAGCCCTTTGAGGTTGGTGGTCGTAAGATTAAGGCTCCTGGAATGTTTGGAGATCCGGCGGAAGACTGTAACTGTCGTTGCTGTCTCTTACAGCGTGCCAGATGGGCGCTGGATGATGAAGAACTTGAGACACTGAGGGAGCGAGCGGAATACTTCGGGTTGGATAAGACAAAGGATTTTGAAGAGTACCAGACGAAGTATTTTAAGGTGTCCTGTGAGATTGAGCATGAAAAAGAACAAAGTAAACCAAAATATATTTATAAAGATACAGTTATTCATAAAAAAATAATAGAATCTCCGGATTACAGAAGAAAATTCAATCAAATATCAGATAGTGATAGGGTTAATAGAATCGCATGGCAGCGATCAAAAGAAATGTTAACTCATCGTTCGGGAACAAGATACGAGGATATTGCATTTGTTGACTATATGACTGGAAAATCTAAAATAAATAAGGAATATCATGAGGAAAGTACAGCAAAGCCAAATAAGGCAATGATGGAAATGTTAGCCAACAGCAGGCCAAATACAATCATAGCAATCCATAATCACCCGGGAAGTGGCGTGCCAAGCTTGGCAGATTTAATGGTTTGCCAAAAACGTGCTTATAAATTTGGACTAGTCGCATGCCATGACGGGAAGATATATAAATATTCAGTGGATAAAGAGAAATTTAATGCGCCAATAGCGTCATCTGCACTTGCTCAACTAGAGATAAAGGGGTATAATGACAATGTAAGAAGCATATTTGAAGATGCTGGAGTAAAAATGGAGGTGCTGTGATGGATAAAGAGATAGAATATCAGAGAATATGCGATAAACTCGGCTTTATTCCATCGGAATTTAAAACACCTGATTTTGAAACAGAGGATGATTCTTGGGTTAACCCTTTTTCAGCTTTGACAGTTGAAGAAAACGTTTTTTTGTATGAGAATGGATATTTAAAATAAATAATTAAAACATAATATTTAGCTAATTCAGACCATGATAAAAACATGGTCTTTTTTTATGCCCAAAATCGGCTCAAGGCAGTAAAACTGTGACCGACAAAGAATAACTCCGGCAAGAGTGATAACTGCCATGTGTGGCTACGATTAAAGCCAGAAAGGATGGAACAATGGAATTAAAGGAACTGTTAGGAGATGACCTGTATAAGCAGGTACAGGCGAAGATTGACGAGAAGAACAGCACAGAGACAGATAAGCTCAAGCATGTAAGATACACAGATCTGTCCGAGGGCAAGTACGTCAGCAAGGAGAAGTATGATTCAGAACTTGAGAAGCTCAACGGACTGATCACCGGCAAAGACACGGAGATTGGCAATGCAAATAAGCTCATTGAGGAGCTTAAGAAAGCTTCCAAGGGTGACGAGGGCATGCAGCAGAAGATATCAACTTATGAGACAGAGAATGCAAGGCTTCAGAAAGAGCTTGAGGAGACTAAGGTCAACTCAGCTATCAAGGTGGCTCTGCTTGAGGCTCATGCGGTTGATACTGATTATATGACCTATAAGATCAAGACAGCCCTCAAGGAGAAGAATGAGGAGCTTAAGCTTGATGATGAAGGCCACATAAAGGGATGGGATAACATGCTCACAGACTTAAAGACACAGTTCCCGGCTCAGTTCACAGCTTCATCCGGCTCAGATGATGGCAAGAGGAACATCATTGAGAATAAGCTGCCAGATGGGAATCAGGGCAATACGAATGCAGAACCTAAGGACCTGGCAGAGGCATTGAGACAGAAATATGAAGGGAACAATACCCAGTAATAAGTAGAAAGGAATGGTGAAAACTATGACAATGACATTAGAGGAAATCAAGAAGGGTATGAGTGATAAGGTATTCTCACAGATCGTGGATATCTTCCTCAGACAGTCAACAATACTTCAGATGCTCACATTTGATGACTGTGTATCAGCATCAGGTGGTGGCTCAACAATGAAGTACAAGTATCTCAGAAAGGTACTTCCAGCAACAGCAGAGTTCAGAAAGATAGGTGGCTCATATACTGCTTCAGCGGCTACTAAGCAGGAGTGCGAGGCTAATCTTGCAATCATGGGCGGAGCAGTTCAGATGGACAGAGTGCTCAACAGGGTAGCAGGTAACTTTGACAATATGGCATATCAGATAGAGGAGCATATCAAGGCAGTGGTAAACCTCTTCCACTATACACTGATCAATGGTGATGCAACTACAACAGCATCAACTGATCACCCTGAGTTCCAGGGACTTGATTCCATGCTTGCAGGAACCACGACAGAATACGGCACAGACAAGGCTATTGATCTGTCATCTATCACAGCAATCAAGTCTAATGCTGATGAGTTCTATGAGGCACTGAGCCTTCTTGTCAAGACCACAGATGCTGATGCGGTGCTCACTAACACAGAGATGATCACCAAGATTCAGACAGTGGCTCGTATCCTTGGATACAAGACAGAGAGTGAGGAAGCATTCGGAAAGCGTGTCACTACTATTGATGGTGTCAAGCTTGTTGATATGCAGGACTATTACACTGTAAGTGGCGGATCTGCAACTGCTGGCCATGTTGTCAAGAAGGGACTTTCAAGAACCATCGCAAAGGAGAGTTCGGCAACAACAGGTCTTACAGACGTCTATGCAGTCAAGTTTGACATAAACGATGGATTCCACGGAATCAGTCTGAACGGCGGTTCTGTAATCGATCAGTATCTTCCAAACTTCAACGAGCCTGGTACAGTCAAGGATGCCGAGGTTGAGATGATCGCAGCTACAGTCCTCAAGAATACACAGCATGCAGGTGTACTCAGAAATATCAAGATTGCATAAGGAAGGATGGGTGATTGAATATGGCAACAAAGGAAACGAAGACAGCAAATCAGACAAGCGAAGTTATTGAGCCTGTAGTGGCAGAGCCAAAGACAGAGAGTGAGTCTACAGGCTGGACAGTATCTGTCAATAATAGCACTGCTTACTGTGGAATTGGCGCCGGTGGTGTCCAGTTCGCAAACGGAAAGGCAGAGATCACATCAAAGCGTATGGCAGATTGGTTCATGGAGCATGACGGATATACTGTTATCCCTAAGAAGTAAGGCGGTGGTCATATGATCATGACTGTCGAAGAGTTGAAAAAGTATGTAGACACCGAGGAGAAAGATTCAGTGCTTGAGGCTAAGCTTCAGGCACTGGAGCTGTTGATCCGGAAGTACACAAACAATAACTTTCAGGACAGGAACAGGCGGTTTGTGGCTCCTGTGGACGCTGTGACAGGCTTTCAGTATGCATCTGAGCTGTTCAAGGTTGGCGACACTATACAGGTGTCAGAGTCACGTTACAACGATGGCTTGTACACCATCAAAGCTGTGGATATGGACAATGGACATATAGAGGTGAATGAGGAGCTTGTAAGCGAACCGGTCACCATGGTGACAAAGATAGTATATCCGATGGATATCAAGCTGGGAGTTGCCAACATGCTTTCATGGGACCTGAACAACAGGGATAAGGTTGGTGTGCAGTCTGAGACTATCAGTAGGCACTCTGTGACCTATTTCAATATGGATGGCGACAATTCCCTCATGGGATATCCAAAGTCGCTTCTTGGCTTCTTAAAACCGTACATGAAAGCGAGGTTTTGAGATGCGAGGAATAGGCGGAAATGCAGTTGCAGATATACAGGTTAAAAGCATAACCAGAAATGAGATAGGCGAACAGGAAGTCACATGGATATCTGAAGATACCTTGACCGGATGGCTTGACCTCTCAGGCGGTGACAGTAAGTACACAACATACAATGCCAAGGTGCAGGAATCCACGCATATGTTCGTGGCTGATTATAAACAGCTCAGTGACATGATCAAGGCTGAGAACAGCCGTATGGTGGTTAATGGCCAGGTATATGACATCATGCTGATAGATGATCCGATGGGGATGCATGAGCAGCTTGAGATATATCTGAAGTATACAGGAGGGCAGTAATGGGAAATGTGGAGTTCACAGACAACAGAATAAAGGTTGAGGCAGCTCTGAATGATGCTATTGTTGCATTCCTGTATGAAGTTGCTGTAGAGGTTGAGGCTCAGACAAAGATAGCACAGACAAGAGTTGATACAGGTCACACCAAAGGCGAATGGACTCACTATGTCGATGAAGATAAGGGTGAGGCTGTAATTGGAAATCCTAGGGAGAATGCTATCTGGGAAGAATACGGCACAGGCGAATATGCTTTGAAAAAGAATGGCCGTAAAGGCGGATGGTGGGCTCCTGTGGGACCTGATGGAATGAGCTTGAAACAAGCCAGTAAGTTCAGTAAGGTAAAAAAGGATAAGGCAGGAAATATAGTAGCTGTTTTTACCTATGGTAAGAAGCCACTCAGACCTTTACAGAAAGCCTTTGACAAGACCAAGAGCAAGAGCATCAGGCGACTTGGCTCTATTCTAAATCAGACGTTCAGTGAGTAAGGCGGTGATGACGAATGACGACAGAGACATTATCATATATCAATAGCGTACTCACAGATGAGCTTGAGATTCCATACGCATTCATGGAGTGGCAGGATGATCCACCAAAGGCATACTTTGTTGGTGAATACTCCGAGGGTGATACTCCTGAAGAGGATGGATGTCAGGAAATAACATTCATCATAGACGGCTTCACAAGAGGCTCGTGGTTCAGCCTGGAGAAGTACAAGCAGAAGATAGAACAGAATATTGAACGGACGGCAATTCTTGCAAGTGGTGCGGGGGTTGCCGTTTTTTATGGGAATGCGTCACCGGTACCAACAGGGGATGCAGAACTCAAACGTATACAGATCAATTTGACTATTAAAGAATATAAGAATGGAAGGTGATTATATCATGGCAGATACATTAACTTTTGAAGAGTTTAAGTCATCCGGTATCACAGACAAGACACCGAAGAACATTGTGTTTGGTGCTGGAACTATTCACAAAGGCTTGAAGTATGACGCATCAAAGAAGGCTTGGAACTTTGCAGAGTCTCTGATTGGTGCAACATCCGGCGGCACAAAGCTGTCAATCAAACCTGAGCTCAAGGATATAGAGGTTGATGGTGAGCTTGTTAAAGTTAAGGAGTTAACAGTTAAGACAGGCGAGACAGCACAGATGGATACAAACATGGTGGAGCTGTCGCCTGAGACGATCAAGATGGCTATTATCGGACAGAATGGCACATCAACAGCGGAAGGATACGATGTGATCGAATCCAAGGCAAGAATTGAAAAGGATGATTACATTGAGAACTTCGGATACATTGGAAGATTCTTAGATGGTCGTCCTGTTATCGTGATCTTTGACAATGCGCTCTGTACATCAGGCCTTGAGATAGAGGGCAAGAACAAGGAGAACGGCACATTTGCGCTGACAATGGAGTGCTATGCGGATCTGTCACCAGCAGCTGATACACTGCCATACCACATCTATTTGCCTACCGGCACGACAACGGAGCAGGTTCAGCAGTTTATAGATTCCAGTACAGAAGTAACAGACTAATTGACATAGAAAAGGAGAGATAATCATGGGAACAACCGAGATAAAAGAGAACAAAGATATAGAAGCAGTAGAGAATGCCGAAGTAGTTGAAGATACTGAGGCAGTAGAGGATGTGCAGGAGATCAAGCCATATACACTTAGAAATCCCAAAGCAACAGATATCGCTTCATTCCTGAAGCTGTTCAGCAAGCTGGGGGTAAAGGACTTCAAAGATTCATTCAGCGGCAATGGGTTCAAAGAGCTCATTGCGAAGGAACGTGAGAAACTTGCTGGTGATGAGGATGATGAGGACACATCGAAGTTCCTTGAGAATGTGGGTGTTGGCCTTGCGTTTGAGCTTGTAGATGTGATACTGGCTAAGCTGTCAGACTGTCAGCGTGAGGTATTTGTCTGCCTGTCACACCTGTCAGGAATGACAGTGGATGAGGTAGCAGATCTTGACCTCTCTGTGTTCACACAGATGTTATATGATGCGGTCACACTTCCGGGCTTTGCGGATTTTATCAAGGTTGTTTCAAGATTGTTCGAGAAGAGACAGTAGGCTATCTCAAGTTCATGGATCTGATATTTCACAGATATGCGGATCCGTACACTCTGCTTGATACGATGATAGACAATCAGAGCTTTGATGAGTTTGTATGCACGTTTGTGCGTCTTGACGATGATGATAAGCTCTGGGATATGTACATTCACAAATGCTGGGAAAACATATCATTCAATGACTTCAAGGCAAGGCTGTATGGCACATCAGGTGGCAGTTCACAGCCGGTCAGATCAGGGGCATTTGAAAGCAGAGACGAACTTGAAACAACCATAAAGGATTCCATGTCGATCATAGAGAATTTTAAACCATAGGGGCACACAGAACGTGTGTCTCTATTTTTTTATTATCGAGGAAAGGGGGTAGACCCTTTTGGAAGTATTTAAGTTACTGGGAAGAATCGCAGTATCAAATGAGGATGCGAATGAGAAAATTGAAGAGACTGGCGACAAGGCAGAGAAGACAAGCAAAAAGATGAGTTCTGTGTTTGGCAATATCGGCAAGTTTGCGCTCAAGGCAGCAAAGGTCGCCGTGGTTGCAACAATGGCTGTGGCTACTGGAATAGCTGGCATTACTGCTAAGGCTGTAAGCGAGTATGCGGATTACGAGCAGCTTGTCGGTGGTGTTGAGACGCTGTTCAAGGACAGTTCAGATAAGGTTGTTGAGTATGCAAATAATGCATATAAGACGGCGGGACTGTCGGCGAATGATTACATGGACACTGTAACGAGCTTTTCAGCTTCGCTGCTGCAAGGTCTGGAAGGTGATACAGCACAGGCAGCTGAAGTGGCAAACACAGCTATTGTAGATATGGCTGATAATGCCAACAAGATGGGAACTGATATGGCATCTATACAGAATGCATATCAGGGCTTTGCTAAGCAAAACTACACGATGCTTGATAACCTTAAGCTTGGTTATGGCGGCACTGCATCCGAGATGGCTAGACTTATCAATGATTCTGGTGTACTTGGTGACACCATGACTGTGACAGCAGATAACGTCAATAGTGTGTCATTCGATAAGATGATTGAGGCTATTCACACCGTTCAGGTCGAGATGGGAATATCTGGACTTACTGCTGAACAAGCGGCTGAGGCAGTGAAGAATGGAACCATGACGCAGGAAGAGGCTCTTGCAGCTATGGGAACCACCGCAAAAGAAGCGGCCACGACAATACAGGGTTCCATCGGCATGATGAAGTCCGCATGGACGAATCTGCTCATAGGTATGGCTGACTCATCTCAGGATATGGGAGTGCTGATGAACAACCTTGTTGATTCGGCTATGGCTGTAGCAGACAATCTTGTGCCACGAATAGCAGATACACTGCCGAGAGTAGTTACAGGCTTGTCTCAGCTTGCTCAGAAACTGGCACCGTACATACCGCCTCTTATTGAGCAGTTACTACCATCGTTGATACAGGGAGCGACATCTCTATTGTCTGAAGTGGTCAATAATCTGCCCGGAATACTTGAGACATTACTGCCCGGCATAGGTGGGGAATTGGGCCAGTCGATATCAACCGCTCTATATTCTATTTTTAGCACCCTGACATCGATTTTACCATCGATTCTGCAGTTGGTTGGACCTGTGCTGACAACACTGTCAACACTGCTTAATCTGCTTTTACCACCGATGATGCAGATTATTCAGGCGGTTTTACCGCCACTTACGAATCTGATCAATATGCTTTTGCCGCCGGTGACTCAGATTATTCAGTCTTTACTGCCTGTTTTGATGGCTATTTTGCAGCCTATACTTGAATTGTTACAGCCGTTTTTGGATATGTTGACACCGATTATCGACTTGGTAATGCAGGTAGTCACGCCACTGACAGATCTTATCAATATGATATTACCACCACTGGCGGAAATACTTTCGATACTGATGGAAGATTATCTAAATGTGCTGAAACCAATCCTTGAATGGTATTGTAAGATGCTTTCAGGAACGCTTAAAGCTGCTATCAAGTTGATAGGTACAGTGATCAATAACTGTAAAGAATCATTTACTGCAGCTTGGCGGGGAATCAAGAAAGCGTGGAACGCTGCACCTGAGTTCTTTAGTGGAATATGGTCAAGCATAAAAGGTGTATTTTCTGCTGTGAACACATGGTTCAGTGATATATTTGGCAAGGCTTGGGCTGGTATAAAGAATGCATTTTCACCGATGGTGAATTTCTTTAGCTCCACCTGGCAGAAGATCAAGAACATATTTAGTAAGGTCGGAACAGCAATAGCGGACGGCCTAAAAGGTGCTGTGACATCAGCGGTCAATGCGATACTGAGCAAGGCTACAGGGATTATCAATGGCTTTATCAGGGCAATCAATTCAGCTATATCTATTTTGAATAAGATCCCTAAGGTGTCGATATCAAGGATAGATGAGCTTGACGCTCCTCAGCTTGCTGAAGGTGGTGTGCTTAAGCGTGGTCAGGTTGGTATCCTTGAGGGTAATGGAGCTGAGGCTGTAGTGCCACTTGAGAAGAATACCGGCTGGATTAGGAAAGTTGCGGAGGACATGGCAGAGGCTACAGGTGGAGCAGTGACTGGTGATTCGGAATCACTGAAGGTACTTTATAAGATACTGGAGATTATAAGACACATAGATGACAACATGTATGAGTGGATACTGACAGCTCTTACAGAGGGCGTGAGATTGAAACTTGACGGCAGGGAGTTTGGAAGGATGGTGAAGGCGAATGCTTGAACAGCTTAAATATGTGAATCATCTCGGTGAGGTTATAGAGTTTGGCAAGAAAGGAACATTTGCAAACAGTAATGATCTCAGAGATTATGAGTGGACATACGACAGCAGCAGAAACCGTGCCGAGAATTTTAGAAAAGGGGTGGTCTCAAAGACCATCCCTATTGTTATATCTGCGGCAAATAAGAAAAAGTGTACAGATATTAAGAATAGGCTGTATGAGGTTTGTGAGAAGGATATTATAGCAGAAAAGAAGGGAAGGCTCTATATAGGAGATTACTATCTTGAATGCTATGTGTTTAGTTCGGCGAAGAGCAATTATCTTGACGTGGCTACATCGATGAATCTGTCACTTAAAGTAGTAACAGATGGTGGCAGATGGATGAAGGAAGAGTTGCACAACTATAAGCATGTATCAGATAAGTTTATTGAAGGTAAAGGCTATGAGTATTGTTATGAATATGATTACAACTCAATTTCTGACAATATCAGTAAGCTTGAGGTGGACGACTTCAGAAACTGTGATTTTGTACTCAGCATACATAGTGGTGCTGTTAATCCAGTCATATATGTTGACAATCATTACTACAGCGTTAGGTGTGTTGTTGGCGATGGAGATAAGATCGTTATTAATTCTGCAGAGCTTACGATAACTCTTGTGAAAGCAGATGGAACACAGGAAAACATGTTCAGATACAGGGACAAGCAAAGCGATGTGTTTGAAAAGATATCCCCCGGGAATCATCGTGTGATGTGGAATGGAAGCTTTGATTTTGATTTAAGTGTAATACATGAGAGAGGTGAACCAAAATGGACATAAGGTTGATATACACTGATGCAGACAGGGTAGAACAGGGATATCTCAGGAACTTCAGCGCAGATGTGGATGTTGCAAAGGATAAGGATTTTGAGATAACTGTAGCTAGGGATAATAACATTCTGCGAGGTGGCTCATGGTGGTATATCAGCAACACAGAATACGGTGGCATAGTTGATAATGTTGGAGTTGTTACTGCAGACAGGGAGATCCGATATACTGGCCGAAATCTCAGAGGTATCCTGTGCGACAAGATCATCGAACCCCCTCAGGACAAAGATTACAATATAGTATCAGGTGATGCTATAGCAGTGATCAATAGTCTTATTGAAGATGCAGGACTTAGCAACATATACAGAATGACAGGCGAATCATGGAATGTACAATCATTTCAGTTCAACAGATATGTGAGTCTCTATGATGGCATATGTGCGCTGTTGAGCACCCAGAACAGGGTTCTCAGGCTTGTGATTAAAGATGGATATGTGACTATGAGTAGTGCGGTGCCTTACGATTATACAGAGGATAAGGATTGTATGAGATCGGATATCAACTACAATATCACACAGGTCAAGAATGGATATAATCATCTGATCTGCCTTGGCCAGGGTGAACTTAAAGATAGACAAGTGCTGCACTTGTACGTTGATAAGATGGGAAATATCACCGATACGCAGACATATAAAGGCTTGGAAGAACGCACAGCAATATATGATTATAGTTCGGCCTCCAGTATTGGCGAACTCAGAACAGGAGGCATAGCAAGGCTTCAGGAGCTCAATGCAGACAGTCTTGACATGACACTTCCAGATATGTCAATGCAGATAGGCGATATCACAGGTGGCACAGAGAAGATTACAGGAGCAACAGTAAGAAAGCAGATAACAAATATCATAGCGAAGATAGATGATAACAGCATAGACATTGAATATTCAGTGTCATAGAAGAAAGGCGGATTTTATGAAGATAATAACAGGAAAAACAGGGAAACCACATGTAACGAGTGCAGATGATAGAGCCTTGCACAGAGCAGAATGGGATGGCGATGGATTTTTGTCGGTCTCCCAGCCACCAGTGCTGGTTAATTCAACGACACTTAGGGTATATCCGTGTGACATTATGTTTCAGGGGTGTCATGCTAGGGTTGCAGGTACATATGAAGATCTTACTTTCCCTAGTGGAGAAACAGGTAAAAAGCGAGTTGATATTCTTGTTGCAAGATACACGCTGTCAGAGGAAGGACTTGAGGATATGTCATTGCTGATCTTGACAGGGCAGCCTGTAGAATCCTCACAGGAGCCACAATCACCTGTGTATGAAACTGGCATAATAGCCAATAATGTAAGTGTCGCCGACATGCCGCTTTACAAAATTATACACGATGGAATAAATGCGAGTGAGCCGGTTACGATTGCATCAACTTTCCCCCCACTTAGTAATAAATATACAAAAGAGGAGTCAGATTTAACGACAAAGAATATCAACCAGGCGATATCGAAAGCCGAAAAAACAGCGGCAGAGGCTACCGCAGAGGCACAGTCTATTGCAAATGACGCAGCATCAATGGCTGAGGAAGCTATAGGTAGGGCTGAGGAAGCGAAGGAAACAGCAGACTCTGCATTGTCGAAAGCGGATAATGCACAGAACACGGCAGATGCTGCAAAAACAGATGCTGCTAATGCGCAAAGCTATGCGGAAAAAATTGCAACAAAAAGCCTTGTTATATCTGATATAGTAGGCGCAACAGCGACTATACCAGGAACTGACGCAGGAACGACACTTCAATATGCCGTTGATGTAGAGCTTCCAATAAATACGGGTAGAATATTAGTTATTCCTAAAAATATCCCTAGTGGTGTCACATACATGGGATATGAAGCTTCTTCAATAAATCAGACTACATATTCGATAACTGTAAAAGCAAAAAATACAAACAAAGCAGATTCAAATATAAGCTTAGTCGTTGTGGGAGTTGCAAGACCTAAGAATCTTATATAGGGGGTTGAGCATGTATATAAATTTTGAAGCAATAATTCAGGCTGGGAAGGTACTTGGAGCTCTTGTGCTGATAGGAGGGATACTCATATCACTCTCCGGGACATGGCTGACAGGCGATAAATTAACATCTTAATTTAGGAGGATAGAAAGTATGAAAAATGCAATATGTACAACCGCTGGAGCAATAGGCGGTGTGATAGCATCCCTGTTTGGTGGATGGGATGCTGGACTGGCTACACTGGTCATGTTCATGGCCATCGACTATGTGAGTGGTTTGGTGGTGGCTGGAGTTTTCCACAACAGTAAGAAAACATCGTCAGGGGCCTTGGAGAGCAAGGCAGGATGGAAGGGATTATGCCGCAAGGGTATGTCCCTTTTATTTGTATTGATTGCTTACAGGCTTGATCTGGCGATAGGGTCAAACTATATCCGGGATGCGGTGATAATAGGATTCATAGTGAACGAGACCATAAGTATTGTTGAGAACGCTGGTCTCATGGGTGTACCGCTTCCTGAGGTAATCAATAAAGCAATAGACATATTAACATCAAAGAGTGAAGAGAAAGGCGGCGATCAAAATGAACGGAATTGACATCAGTGCATGGCAGGGCGATGCCGGAATAGACCTCGGTAAGATAGCGTATGACTTTTGTATCGTGAAAGCGACCGAGGGAACAGACTACAAGAACAGATACTTTGCAGCGCATTGTGATAAAGTTTTGAGTAGAAAAAAACTTCTGGGAGTATACCACTATGCAAATGGCGGAGATCCACAGAAAGAGGCTGACTACTTCCTGGCATACTGCAAGAAGTATATTGGCAAAGCCATCCTTGTCCTTGACTGGGAGGCAAAGAATAACCCTCAGTTTGGCAAGAATGATCTTGAATGGTGCCTCAAGTGGTGCAATTATGTATATCAGAAGACCAGCATCAAGCCACTGATCTACATCCAGAAGAGCGCCATGAGCGCCGTAAAAAAGGCTGGATATGGCCTGTGGGTGGCTCAGTACCCAGACTATGTTGAGACAGGCTACCAGGAGCATCCATGGAATGAGGGGGCTTATAACTGCCTTATCCGTCAGTACACATCTGTCGGTAAGCTCTCAGGCTACAATGGCAACCTTGACCTCAACAAAGCATACATAAGTGTAGCATCATGGCGCAAGCTGGCTACTAAGGCTGTGAAGATTGTCACTATTAAGCCGGTAAAGAAGAGAGTCAATACACTTGCTCATGAAGTCATAGCAGGTAAGTGGGGCAATGGTGCTAATCGCAAGGCAAGGCTTACCAAGGCTGGTTATGACTACAATAAGGTACAGGCGGCCGTAAACAAGCTCGTCAAGGCATCGCAGATGTCAGAGGATAAGATCATCAACGCTGTGGCACACGAAGTCATAGCAGGCAAATGGGGCAATGGTCAGGAGCGTGTTGACAGGCTTAAGGCAGCAGGTTATGATCCTGATAAGATTCAGAAGAGAGTGAATGAAATATTATAAATAATACAACATACAGGAAGGACTCCCCCATCACATTTGTGGTGGGGGTATTTTTTATGTACGAATATGAAATAAATAATGCACCATAAAAGGTGTAAAACTGTTGACATTACACCATAAAAGGTGTAATATATAAACATATTAAAGAAAGGGATCACATAAATGTGATAAGGTAGAGGGAAATGATAATATCAAATGTACAGATTGCTGAGATGGTTGCCGCTAGAGGTTATGATTATGCAAAAGCTTTAGATGATATTGATGCTGGCAGATCTCCAGAAGATGAAGAACAGGAGATTACAGAAAAAGAAGTTGATGAAATGGTCGACGCTATATGTGGTGGTTTCGACTGTGAGAACGAGGCAAATGCGCAGATTGAGGAAGATGAAAAAGAGTATATTAGAAAAATATACGAGTCGCAGGATATGATATAATGATTATTTATTTAGATGTAATCGATAAGCTGGCTAAAGCTGGATATAATACGACAAGAATTCGACGAGAAAAAATACTGTCTGAACATACTCTTCAGAATATAAGGGAGGGGAAATCAGTAACTTTAAACACTATTAATACAATCTGCAAATTGACAGGTTTACCTGTTGAGAAGATTATAGAATACCACCCGGATTAGGGCGGTATTTTTTAGGGGCAATTTAGGGGCAAAAAATTGATTTGTCATGATATGTTATTACACGAAGTATCTTCAAAAAGTAACGTATTTAAGCCATTTTGAGATATTTTGACATATCAATATATTAATTATAAAATAAACAATCTGTATAAATG